GTGGACCAAGGTCCAGCCGTCTCGCTCAATTAATTGTTTCATGGTCAGGCCTCCTCGACTTCCGGAGGAAGAACCTCCGCATACGGGTTACCCGCGAACAGGCGGGCCAGAGGGACCATGGCAACATTGTCCCCCTCTTCCTCTTGGACCGCGCAAATCACGGCGACATATTCGCCGGTCACTGCATCGGTGCATTCAAGCAGGGCAACATCCTTGTTCTTGAAGGCGCGTTTTATCGTCTCGAAATTCGAGACGTCTCCGGGCTTGAGGGCCATATCTCTATCCTTTCTTAATCCGGGGCACCGCGCCCCGGTCCGGGAATTATACACCAAAATTCGTGCGTCAACCTAGGGGAAACCCGGTCCGGCTGCCGCCGGACCGGGTTTCCCGGGCCACGGTCCGGGGCCCAAGGACCCCGGACCACGCGCCAAGCGCCACGTTTTACGGGGCGAGCGGCAGGGACCGGGGGCCAAGTTTCCCCCTGCAAATCTAACCGGGCCAGTTTTCCATTTTCCGGGGATTTACAGAGGGAAAACCAGGGCCAGTTTTCCATTTTCCGCAAAAGTTAAGCGGCGAGCAGTTCCATAGCCCGATTTTTCAGGGCTGCACCAGTGCCGAACCATGCCGATTCAAGGCGGGTCGACCCTTGGCGGCCGCGCTCATGGTCGACCATCTCGGTCACTGCGTTAAGCATTCCCCAGCGGGTACCCGTGACTCCGGGAATTTCGGACCCAATAGCCGAGCCCTTGAACAAATCCATGATGCGGCGGTATCCCTTGGTCTCAGGGATATCGAGTCGGCCGGTATGGTAGGGCTCAAGCAGGGCCTTTATAAATTCGTCCGCCTCGGGCTCCGACATGGGGCGGCCGGCGAGGGCTCGGGACTCAATCAAAAATCGCTCCCAGTTATCCGCCACAATGCCCAGCTCGAGCCGGACCCGGTCCGCATCGAATCGCTCAGAGTGCAGGACCCGGACCTCCCCGGTAGTCTCGCCGGCCAGGGCCCGGACGATGGTGTTATTGCACACTACCCGTACGGCCGTGAATTTCGCGACCGTGGCCATGGTCCCATCGTATGACGTCCCGAGCAGGATATAAGGCTTGACGATATCGCCGCCCAGAACCTCAGCGCCGGGGTTGACCCGTGCCAGCGCCCAAACCCGGCGGCCGTGACTCAGGGCCCCGGCGGTTTCCAGTTCAAACCCGCCGATGTCCGCAAGCTTGCCGAAAAACCCCATAACCTCGGCCGGCTGCACGGTCCGGTAGCTGTCCGAAACCACGGACAAGGCCGCCCCGGTATCGCTGCGGTGCAGCACTTTGCGCCCCTTGAAAATCTCGGGCTCGGTGGCCGCCTCGGTCCGATACAGAACCGGGGATTCGAGCACGGTATAGGCTAACCCGGCCTGCCGGGTCCATTCCTCGATTGTGGCCCCGGGCTGCAGCTGGTGGCCGAGGCCGTGCCATGGGGTTTGGCCGAGATATGCCATAGCAGCGCGGCCGGTGGTGGTGTCGATCATGTGAGCCATTTTTCTATCCTTTCTTGAGGGTGTCCCGCTGCACCGTGCGGCGGGACTGAGTGAATTCTAAGCCTAAATCAGGCCCGGTCTAATTGATTTTTTCAATTGCAAATCTAATCCCAATTGCCGAATTTATCGATTAGATACCATGCCACCAGGAACAGCAGCAGGACGATTACGAACATTAAACCGCCCTCCCGATATCGCCGGCCACATGGTGGCGCAGCAGGGACCCCGGGGGCAGGGACCGGGCGAAAGCCCGCAGCGATTGCGCATCATCGGCCGGGGCCTGCTTTTTAATCCCGTGCCACTGTATAGCTGTACGGCCGCTCGCCGCATAGCATCCGCCGCCAGCATCGGACCCGACTTTTTTAGCCCCGCTGCCGTGCGCAACAAAAACGACCACATCGGACCGTTCAGGCCTTGCGCACAGTGGGCGGCCGTTCCCGCACTGGGCACAAGTAAAAGCCTCGGACAGTTCAGCGGGGCAGCGATAAAACCGGACCCCGTCAACGATAGCCGGCCAATTGTCGGCAGTGTGCTTAGGGGCAGCGTACACGGCAGGACGGCCGGCTTTTACCGCCGCCACAGCATCCGCCACGGTATCGCAGGACGCATTAATTACAGTCTGGCCTTTCTTGGCCTTCGGAATAGCAGCGGCCGGAAAATGCGAATAAGTCCAGGCCAGCCCCTGCCGGGGGACGGACTCGAGCAAGGCCTGTAGATACCCTTCGTCGATCAGGGTTGCGCCCTGCTCACTCTGGGGATGCAGCTTGCACGTTTTCGGGCACGTTTTATACGTTTCGTGCTCGCCGCTGCGATACGTGACAGCAATCGGGCCGGTTTTACTGTTACCGGACACAGGAACGGTTTTAAGCATGACTCTATCCTTTCTTAGGTTGCAGCACTATGCCGCCGTGACAGTATAGCCCAAAGCCTTGCGGATGTATTCGATCCTCTCCGCCGCCTTCGTGGTGACAATGGGCTCCACAATAAAAATTCCCAGGAACGAATCCCGCCCCCACTGCATCGCGTCTCGCTTTCGCTTGAAAATTCGGGAGGGCTGCTGCGGGTTCGTGTGGACCCAGTAAATGAATCGCTGGCGCGTCATGACTCTATCCTTTCTTGGTTTGCCGATATGGCGGACGCCAGTTTACACTGAGCGTACATTTTGTGAATAGGGGAAAACCCTAGCTGGCCTCACTCATGGCCTGCACCAGTTCCGGCCACGGCATGCCCCGACTCGGCCAATCGAACAGGGGCGGAAGCTTCAAGCCGTGCTCAGCAAGGGCAACCGCATCGCGCCCATGGTAGAGGTAGATTCGGGGCGGCCGCAGCAGCGTTCCTTTGTAAAAAACCAGGACAAAGCAGGGACGACCCTTCAAAGCATGCCGGGTCAAAAAGGCAATCTGATGCGGCCTCAGCGATACTTGAAGCCCCCGGGCGACTACTTTAAGTTCGACCGAGACAAAGCGCGGACCGACTCCCATCAGGCAATCGGAGACCCCGAGGTTTACCCGGTTTTCGATTCGCTCGATATCCACGCCCAGGGGCAGCAGCCCCTCTCGGACCCGGGTTGCAAAAGCAGCTTCAGGGGCTGTCATCTTCCGGGCCTTTCGAATTGTCCCGCTCAAAAATGTCGGGGGGAGGTTCTGCCACTGGAGAGACAAAAGCCGGGTCCCGATCTCGTTCTGCACTTTCAATCACTGCTCCCGTGCTGGCGTCGATCAGGGCGGACGGTGGCGGGCCGCCGTACAGCTTGCGCAGTTCGTCCAGCTTTCGCTGCACTTCCTCTTTCGACATGGAGTCAATCGTACCGTGCCTGATTTCCTTGCGGTCGACATAGATTGTCCCCAGGGCCTGCCCTCGGCGGTATTCTGCCTGCACGGCCGCTGCATAAGCTCCGGCCTCAAGCGCCTTGTCTCGGATCAGCTGCAAGTCTCGCATGTGCCGCTCATACGAGGTGTTGTACTTCGAGTTCAGCTGGGCCCGGTACTCCTGAATGGCAGCGACCACATGCGGGTACTCTTCTGGGTTCGTCAGCTTCCAGGCCATGACAGAGGCGGACTTTTCGTTGTACCCCGCCCGGATGGCGGCCTCCTTCATGGTGATGCGGCCGTCCCCGCTCACCAGTTCGGTTACAAACTTCCACTGCTTGGAGTTCATGGTCCGCCGCTGCTTGCGCAACGGGGCCACTTCCCGGGACATCCGGGTGCGGGCCTTGTCCGGCGTTACCGGGGCAACATTCCAGACATCCTTCTTGGGCATCAGGCCTTCCTCCACAGCCGCCAGCCGCCTTCGACCTTGCGCAGGACAAAAGACCAGCCGGGCTGGTGGACCTTCACAAACCGGATCGAGGCCACCCGTGCAGAGTTGGCCTGCTCCTTGGATGTGAATCGAATGCTGTCCCCCGGCTGCATGTCAGCGAACGGATACTTGGTTCTGGCCACGGGCAACTCGATCCCTTGTTCAATTCGTAACACAGCTATCCTCCGAAAAACTGCTGCGCAGTGTAAACGTCCTCCAAGGCGAAGTCAATTCGAGAGGTTTCCTATAGGACTTTTAGGGGGTAACAACGATTTTATTTTTTTTGAAAGTGTCGCGCGGAGCCCCCCTGAAATATTCCACTGAATCTCCCTCCGTAATGCTCCGAAAGGTCCTACAAGCCGCATAAACACTGCATTCTTACGCCATTACGTCTATTACGCCCAAATCCACAAAAAAAATTTCAAAAACACACTCGACCCCTAAAAGTTCTATATATATCTCCAAAAAGTCATAAGGCCCCGGTCCTTGATCCTTGATCCGTTATATAGCCCCCTCCCACCTAGGGAAACCACCTATGTTTTTCTTCACTTTGCTTAATCCAACTACATCCATGTAAGATAGACTACCTCTCCTACTTCATTCATCAACGCAGAAAGGATAGCTACACATGAGTGACAAGTCATTTCAAATTCCAGACCCCATCATTGACGATGCCAAGCGTCTCATTGACCTCTGCTCTCGCGAGTTTGAGCAGCCCACTGAGGCCTTGTTCGCTGCGATCTTGGTCGTGGCGGTGATTGCTAAGGGTGCTGGCATGCCTTTGCAGACCCTGCTCGAGGGCGTGGCTTCTGCCTATTCGGACCTTGATCCGATGATCTTGGACGTAGGAGCAAAGCCCCGTGGAACCCACTAAGCCCCTCAAACAATTTTTCTGGAGCATGCTATGACTGTGCCAAAAAGTAAAGTTCCGTACCATCCGAGTTATCCATCGATAGAGTACGAGTGTGATCTGCTCGGTGTGACGTTGACCTGCTTTTTTGAATACGAGGCCCCGAGCCGTGGTCTTCGGGAGGCGGGCCTACAGATCGAGCCTGACTACCCGGCCACATACACGCTGGTCCATGCTTACACGCCCGAGGGGCTTGATATCTCTCCGGTGATGAAGATGGACATGATTGAAGAGTTGGAAGAGCAAGCTTACCTGAGGTGGGAGGAATGATGGAAGACCCGACAAAAAAGAAAAATGACCAAGCTGCTGTGTTGAGCAGGAAGGCCGTGGAGTTGTTCTTTGGAGATGGGGTGGACAAGAAGGTTGCTGCGGTGGTTGCAACGCGCCTTGCGGCCGGTTGCTGCCGTGCAGCGCAGATATCTGCCCACACTTCAACGGACATGTTTTTAACTTTCTACAAAGATGCTGATGAGCACTGGACAAGGAAATTCAATGACTGATTCAAAGCCTTTTGTGTACACCCCTGAGTCCTCCGACTCGGAGGTGGCGGTGTTGAAGATCACCATGGAGCAGCGCGGCTGCTTGGTGGAGGTTTGCGTCCCGGAGGTGGCTTTGCCTCCGGTGATGGAAATGAAGGAGTACATGAGGAATACCGGGGCCGACATGTACGCCCGCCTGTACCACATGATGCAGCAGTTGGAGCGCCGTGATGGACCCGGACACCAAGTTGGTCCTTGATGCGTGGCGCAAGCTGGTTTTAGAGAACTACCGGCTGCGTCTTCAGGTGGCCTTTTTACGAGGGGAGATCAAATTTGACATGGCGCAATATTCGTGGCGAGTCGATGACGGGAGACATAGTGGTTCATGTAGTTCCGATGGACGACATCCGCCGACATGAGTTGACGGCCGAGTGCTGGTGCGAGCCGGAGCTTGATTACGAGCACATGGTTGCTGTTCACAACAGTGCAGATGGCCGGGAGAAGTTTGAGACCGGAGAAAGGAAAGTATCGTGAAGATTGAAAAGGGGCGGCTTTTGCCGCGTAGTTACCCGTTTGAGCAGATGGAAGTAGGCGACAGCTTCCTGATTCCTGAGCACATCAAACCGCAGACGGTGCGGATGGCTATGGCAAGGTATGTGAAGAAGACGGGGAAGAAGTTTTCTGTTCGCAAGACTGCGGACGGATATTGCTGCTGGAGGGTGGAATGAACGCAAAGAGAACTGATCCGTGGATTCCCGTTGGGCATCCTGATTTTGTATGGACATCGGGGGCTGATGTACAGAAAACATGGCGCAGGTATGGGTGGGTGCCGCCCAGCGAAACGCGGCCGCCGGTTGTGGTGGAGAGCAAAGAGCCCGAGTGGGTGACGGTAAGGAGGGTCAAATGAACAATAAATCCGTGGCGCACGTTTATCGCATGGAGGCAAACGGGCGGCCTGTGGTTGCATGGGACGATGCGAGGGGCATTGAGATTGGCACGAAGCTCTACACCGCCCCGCGCCCGTGGGTCAATCTAACCGATGAGCAGATCAATCAATACGACTACGAATACCTCGATCTGCTGTATGACGTAGAGAAGATGCTCAGGGAGAACAATGCATGACACTTATTGAAGCAGCACGGCTGGCGCTGGGGGAACTGTCGAAGATTGCCGTGGCCATGCCATATCCTGTTGGGAGAAATGCCATCACCGCCTTACAAACCGCCATCGCAGAGGCTGAGAAGCAGGAGCCGGTGGCGTGGCAAGCCACAGCCGACAAATGCCAGATTCAAACAGTGCCGGCTAAAGGTGGACTACTGCCGACCGCCCCACCCGCAGCACAGCGCCAGTGGGTCGGGCTGACTGGTGAGGAAACAACTGCAATTGAATTAGGTTTAAGAATTCCTACTGGTTATCGGGATGCTTATGACTTGTCTTTGCGAGACTTTGCCCACGCCATTGAAGCCAAACTCAAGGAGAAGAACACATGAAAACCAAAGAAGAAATTAAAGAAGAAATCATTGAACTGTACGGGGCTACGCAGGCCTTGGGAGATGCAATGAACATACTACATGCACAGCGCATGGAGAAAAGCAAACAGATGATGGCGTTAAACCACATGCTTAAAGAGATGGGTGACGACGAGCCCGAGGAGAAGAACAATGGCTGAACAAACCGAAGCCCTGCGGCTGGCCGATGCGCTAGAAGAAAAAGACTACCCGCCACGCCGAGCAGCAGCCGCTGAATTACGCCGCTTGTATCAGACCGCGCAAGAACAACACACGGAAATTTATGGGCTGCGTCTTAAAGTTTGCAACCTGTTAGAGGCGCTGGAAACGCTTGTAGGAAACGAAGATGCCCGTAGCTGGGGCGTTTTTGGAGTAGACAACAGGTCTGCTTTCACCAAGGCCCGTGCCGCAATCGCTGCGGCAAAGGAGAAGAACAATGGATGACTACGACAAGGTCTTACAGGTCATCAAAGAGATGCGCCCAGCAGCGGCAGTGGTAAAGGACAAGCCCGCATCATGGTGGCTGGATCGGTTTGAAGAGGCCGTTAAACAACTCAAGGAGCAATCATGAAAGAAGACATCATCCGCATGGCGCGGGAGGCTGGGTTACTGCGAAGCGGCGACGGCTGGACAGAGCCAAACCGCTGGGGTCTTGCCGAGATTGAACGCTTTGCCGCCCTTGTGCTTGCCAAGCACCCACCGCAGTCATCAATGGCGTGGCAGGAAGGGTTTGAAGCAGGGCGGCTGGCCGAGCGCGAGGCGACTGCCAAACGCTGCGCTGAGATTGCCGACCAAGCCGAGCCGTACCAAGCCGCTGATCTGATCCGCAAAGCGTTTGCCGTGGACCCCATGCCCTTGTTCGATGACTGGCCAGGAGGATGGAAGAAATGATCGATGTGAAGAAACTGCAGTACCTGACGATGGCAGAAAGGCTGCGCGGCTATGCCGATGGCCTCGAAGATGAGTACGCGGCCAAATACGAAACGCTCATCCATACCCTGAACAAGGCAGCGGGCCTGCTCGAGGCGGTGTGGGACGAGCACCTGGAAGAAGTGGACGAGAAACCCGGAGGAACCGACTGATGATTGACTTTGTCTCAACCCACCCCAACGCAGACCCGCAAACTGTGGCCTGTGCCCGCCTGCTCGCGGCAGTCATTGCCCAGGCAGTTGATGATGCCTCCAACAGCAATGCAAGCGCAGGAGACGCGTTGGCCGCGATCAATTGGCTGTTCAGCAAGGACACATCGTTTGAGCAGTATGCCACCTTGATCGGCGCAAACCCACAGTCCATGCGAGACGCTTTGCTTCGGTCGATTGACCCGCTCGAGGTAGCGCCAAAACTAGACCGCTTCGACGAGAACAAACGCCGCAGGCTGCGCTACAACTACACGCAGTGGCTTCGCCGCAGACAAGAACTGATTGAGCGAGGGACCATAAAAAAATGAAATGCCCTCTGTGTGGAGCAGCAACAGATGTCAAGAGCACCAAATCAGTTGACGGAGTCCCAATCAGACGCCGGCACTGCTTCAACGATCACAGCTTCAACACCAAGGAAGTTGCGATCACGCAGCCAAAACTCAAAAGGGCTCGACGCCAAGGAGAAGTGAAATGAAATGGAGAACCTGGAACACTGACTATTGGATTTTGGAGTCGCCTAAGGGCGAGGTTCTTGATGAAATCACCAGGGACCATGAGCAACTGTTCTTTCTCAAGAGCAGCCAGAAGCGATACACATCGCTCAAGGCAGCCCAGGCAGAGGGGAAAAAGAATCAGGAAAACGCCCCCTCTTGACATGTGTTTCAGGTAGCGTACACTATGCGTACAGCAGAAAGGAGAACTATGGCTGAACAACCTAAACAACGATTGACAGAGGAAGAACTCAAGCGGTGGTGGCCGTTTGATCGCTTGGACCCCAAGCTGATGCCCAAACCACCGAAGAAGCAAAACCCACAACCTGAAGAACCTATAGAGGAAGCATGGCTATGAAAAAGTTTTCTGCAAAATCCCGGAGTGTGATTGACCACTTTAAAAACGATCCTGCCGCCAACGTAGCGGAGGCGGCTAAGAAGTTCAAGATGAACGTCCAGTACGTCTACAAGCTGCGCCAGCGGTCGCGGACAGAAGGGAAGGCCGAGAAGCGGGCTGTCCAAGCAACGTGGAACGCTGTGAAGAAGGAGTTCACTGTCACGGTGCCCAAGGAGTCCAAGAACACTATCTCTGTTGATGGCATCCTCGATGCGCGGGCCGTGGACTACGGTGCGTTCAAGGACGGCGCATCGCTCATGCAGGGCATCAAGCGCCTGATGGCAGAGCATGCCCAGCGGCACAACAAGACCTTTGCTGATGACCAGTGGGAGGCCCTGGAGATGATCGTCCACAAGATGGGCCGAATCGTCAACGGCGACCCCGATAAGGTCGATCACTGGGCCGACATCGCCGGCTACGCCAAGCTGGTCGCAGATCGCTTGGAAGGGAGGGTACGATGACTAACATCCTAGGCATCCTCGGAGTAGCGTGGGTTGTCCTGGCTTGGTTCACCCATGTCATCACTTGCCTTAGCACCGCCAAGTGGGGTTTCCTGATTGCAGGGGCCATCTTCTTTCCCGTGGGCTGCGTACATGGCACGGGAATTTGGTTCGGGTGGTTCTGATACCAGGGAAGGACAAGATGACTACGATCAAAGCAGTCCGAATGTCCTCGGAGGAAGTGCAGACAGCCATCCTGGCCTTTCTGCGCCAATCCAACTACGTCCCGCAGCGCACCAGCGAGATATCCAAGGCCCTGGGGTTCCAGCCGTCCTGCGTCCGCAGGGCGGGGCTGGCCTTGGTCTCTCGCGGCGTGTTGCAGGCCGATCTGGTCAAGGGCCGGGGCCGTGGAGAGTATCTCTTTACTCTGCAGCAGTTGGACCTGTTCTACGACCAGAAACCCGCCCCAAGCCTGTCTTTGGACAGAATCCTTGAAGCGTTGGCCGAGGTCAAGACTAAGCTCTTGATGCTCACCCTGCGCCGCAGGGCATGATCACTTTGCCTCTCCCCAGCTTGGTCCGATCTCCACATCGCACCGGCTGGGGACTTCCAGGCGTACCGCCTCGGCCATGATTCTGGCTCCTTCCTCGGCTTCTTCCCTGCTCTTGACCGACAGCGCCACCTCATCGTGAACCTGCAGGATCGGCGTCAAGCCGGCCTTGGTAAGGGCCACCATGGCGGCTTTGGTCTGATCGGCAGCTGACCCCTGAATCAGGCGGTTCAGGCCCTTGTAGGTGCCGGCCCGCTTGATCCGTGCGCCGTATTCAATGACGGCCTGCTCACGCGGCAGCGCCTTGTTCACGCCCCACTCCATCGGTTCCCACAGCGGGAAGCGGCACTTGCGGCCCAGCAGGGTGCGGATCGCGCCGCCCGAGGCTGCGTGGTCAATCCTGGCCATCACCGCGTTGACGGTGCCCTTGAGGAAGGGGACGTTGCGGTGAAAGTTGTCGATCAGTTCGCTCGCCTCATCCAAAGACAGGTCCAGGCTGTTGGCCAGCTTGTTCTTGCCCATGCCGTACATCAGCCCCAGGCCGATGGTCTTGGCCGCCTTGCGTTTGATGCCGGCCATGTCCGCAACCATCTGGTGGAAATCGGTGGTGGGGTCCTCCCGATAGGCCTCAACCAGATTGTCGGCCCCGGGCAAGGACAGCAGGCTGGCGTAGTGAACCAGCAGGCGGGGCTCCTGGGAAGAGAAATCGTTGGAGGCCCACAGTTCGCCGTCCTCGGGCAGGAAGAGGCTCCTGACCATTGGTCCGATCACCTCATGGCGGGCGGGAACCTGCTGCAGGTTGGGGTTGGCCATGGACAGGCGGCCCGTGACGGTGCCCCCATCATCGGAGCGCATCTGGTTGACATGCGGATGCACACGGCCGGTCTTGGCGCTGAAGTCCATGTAGGGCTGTAGGAACGTGCTGTGCGTCTTGTTGGTCTCTCGCACCTCTACGATCATCTTGGCCAGCGGATGCTCACAGCCATCCAGAAACCCCTTGGTAAAGCTCGGCAGCCCCGTGGCGGTCTTGGCGTACGGAATGCCGAGGCGATCAAAGGCTTGGGCGATGGATTGCGCGGCCCAAACATCTACCTGCTGGCCGACCTGGGTCTTGATCTGCTGCAGCAGTTCCTTCTCCCGCTTTCGCATCTGGCTGATCAACTGCTCGCATTTCTCGCGGTCAAACCGAATGCCGCGCCGGGTCATCTCCAGCAGCACGGGGAACACATCGGTCTCAAGGTTGAAGATTGACTCGACCTCTTCCTGCCGCATCTTGATCTTGAAGTGTTGCCAGAGCTTGAGGGTCAGCGCAGCGTCTTGCTCGGCGTACTCACCAACATACATGGCCGGGAGCTTCCAAAGCTCCTTTTTGGGGTGAACCCCGAAGTCAGCGGCCGCCTGCTTGAGGGCTTGCTCACTCTTGACCTCTTTAAGGTAATCGAAGCCAAGCGCATTGAGGCTGTACGAGAAGCGGTTTTCATCGAGGAGCGGGGCAGCAAGCATGGTGTCATAGATTCGACCGTTGATGGTGAATCCACTTGCACCCAGCCACCCGGCGTCATAGGCTGCGTTGTGCATGATCTTGTCCGCTGGGGTGTTGAGGACATCGCGTATCCAACGCTCCACAAGCCGCCGATCCAGGTTGCCGCCACCGCCGTGGCCAACAGGAAAATACCCAGCCCAGCCGTCGACTGCGACTGCGTAACCAACAATACTCCCGTCACCGCGAGGCCAACCGGGACCCATAGACTCCATGTTCGGGTCGCATGTTTCGAGGTCAATTGCAATCTCCTTGGCTGTGGATAGATCGGGGAAGGCCTGTGGAGGAACCCACTCGGTGAGGGTCGGAAACAGGGGCATCGTTTTCACAGAACAAATCCTTTTTCTCGTTGCTTGGGCAAGATCAGGTGAAGCGATTTCTTGGCACGGGTCACGCCTACGTAGAAGAGGCGGTTGATGTTGTCGCTCTGGGCCGCGTATTCCTTGGCCGACTTGGGCGAGAGGTCCATGAACAGTAGGACGTTGTCGGCCTCCCCGCCCTTGGCTCCATGAATTGTGGACAACTTTATGCGGCCGGCCGTGGATAACTTGGTGCCTCGACGCAGAACGGCGATCAGGTACTCACGCTTTTCCTCGGCAATGCGCTCCAGGGCTTCGTGCCAGATGGCACTGGTCCGTAGGCCATGATCCTTGGTCAGCGTCTCAAGGGTGTACATCGCGGTCGGGTCCCCGCCCTTGAAGGTTCGGTGGCCTCGGGCAACGAACTCTCCACCCAAGTACTTGTAGATGTCCATTACGTGCGCCCCAACAACTTCCTCGCCCCGGCGCAGGGCCTCCCAATGCACCACCGCCTCGATCATCTTGACCGGCAGGCTCGGCACCCCGCCGCGCTCAAACAGGATGCCGCTTGAGCGCAGCCATTCATGCACCGGGTTGAGCATGTAGTTGGTCGAAGCCAGGATGAGCCAAGGCTCGTCGTTGAGGGGCACATCCTCGAACCGGTAGTAGGTCTTGACCATGCCCTCGAAGTCCCGGGCCTTCCACTTCTTGGGCTGGCGTTCCCTGATCCGGTGGACGATGTGGTTGGCCAGGGCGTGGACGGTGCTGGGGACCCGGTAGGACTGCTCGAGCACGGTGATTTGCCCCTGAAAGGACAGGAAACTCTTGACATCAGCGCCGGCCCAGGTGAATACTGCCTGATCGTCGTCTCCGGCGAGGAAGGCCCGTTTCGCCTTGGAAACCAGTAGCTCGACCATTTGCCATTGAAGTCGGCTCAGGTCCTGCGCCTCATCGATGATCACCACCTCCAGGGCCGGGATCAGCGATGCGTCGAGCACCACCATCTCCAGCAGGTCCGTGAAGTCAAACAGGTTGCGCGAGCGCCGGTAGTGGCGGTAGGACCGCTCTACGAACTCGAAGTGATACCACTCGATGTCCAGGCCGCTTTGGTCGTAGTGCTGGCGCAAATCGATGCCTTTAATGCGGGCCAGATTGATCTCGTTGAGGATCGGATTGTCGGCCTTGGCAAGGTTTACATCGTCTTCGGTGCCCAGGGCGATCTCAATGCCCACCTCGGCGGCAAACTCCCGGTAGTGCTCGGGCTTCATGATCATGTCGGCCTTGACGGCAAGGCAATGGAAGGCCAGGGAGTGCAGCGTCCGGAAGAACGGGAAGTCGGTCTTGGGATGGAGGAACGGGAACTTGACCATGGCCCGGTCCCGCGCTTCGTTGGCGGCCTTGCGCGTGAAGGAGAAGTAGCCGATCTGGGACGATGGTACGCCGGCCTCTAGTTCCTGCTCGACGCGGTTGAGCAAGTAGGTTGTTTTACCAGCCCCCGGGGGCCCGAAGATTTTGTGAATCTCTGTCATGGCTAGAACGGGCTCCCCTCAGTGCGCTGGGTGTGCGTCTCAAAGGGCGCATCCTGCTTCTGAAAGCGGGGGATGCGCCAGCAGCGCACTGTCCGGTTTTTGAGGAACAGGCTGATAGGCTCACCACCCATATCCCGCAGCCTCTGGGCCATCTTGGGCGCGGACAGTGAAGCGAAGTTGTTGCGTTTGAGGTGGGTCTCCAGGTCTTTCATCCTGAAGTAGGTGCGGGCCTCCTCATCATCCGTCCATGGCCGGCCCATGATGATCTCATCGCGCACAAGCGCCTGCTGCATGTGGGTGGTGAACTCTTCGAGCAGGTCCATAAAGCGGCCGGTCACGCTGGTGTCTTCGCTGGCCTCAGTGATCTGCTCGGTCTCAATCATTTCCTTGAGCAGGGCATTGAGCAAGTTCTCCCAGTCCTGTTTGCGCAGGGTCGGGGGTAGGACATTGAGCTTTTCCAGGCAGGACTTTTGGAACGCACCCTGTAGGAATAGGCTGTCAGTGTCAAGTTCGATGCGCCGTCCGTTGACGTCCAAGAACCACAGCGGTGGCTCACTGGCGTACTTCGACAAGCTTGCGATCTGTGGCGCGTCAGGTGCGTTGGCCCCGATGCCAAACTTGCGGGTGCGGCACAGGCCTGAGTGGCAGAAGGAATTTAGCGGCGCATCTTTGCACTTGTAGTGGTAGTCTTTCTTGCCAACCTGTTTGACCAATATTTGGACTTCGTTGTTGGGCAGAGGGGGAGCCACATATTTGTAGTTATATTCAACCATCTTGTCTTCCCAACCGGCGGGGTGGGCCCGTTTAAGATAGATGCCAATGTTGAATAGGCCATTATTGCGGGTGCCCTCCGGGAAGCCTTGGGCGCATAGCGCTTGTAGACATGGCGGGCCATCCTTGATGGGGCTCTCTGCCTGCTTAGGCGGCTCAGGAAAACTGAGCGGCAACTCTTGAACCGCTGCATCGTATAGAGCGTAGAACTCTTCCAAAGTCGCCGCAGACCCATCCGGGTTGATTGCGTAGCGAAGGCCGGCGTCTCCACCGAAGTACGGCAGGTTGAGGAAGTTGCCGGTGTCTCCTCGATCAACAAGGATTTCCGCTTGCTTCGGGAATATTTCGCGTCCAGCTTCGCCGAGAAGAGCCGCAGCATTTTTGAGATACGTCTGGAAATCTCTTGCCGGGGCAGGTGTTTTGGTAAAGAGGAAGACATGGGCACCCCCAGATTTACTTCTGCAAACGACCAGTGGCAGCTTCAGCTGCGCGATGCGCTCTACGAGACCTTTGTGGTCCAGAGGGTACTGGTCAATGTCAATACAGCCCCAGATGCAGGTGTTATCCGCCCTGATCGGGATAATTCCAAGACTCGGTTCAACACCCTCGAGGTGTGCAATCCACAAGTCATCCGTTGGGGGCTTGCGCACGACTGTGGCCTGCCCAGCTTGTTTTCCGTCTCCACGTTCTGCCTTTATTCGGTACGTACCGTAAGCGATGTCCAGTCCACTGAAGATCGCTTTGAACCTTGTTATGTCTGTCATTGCACTCTCTATGGAAGGAGGGGCCTACTCGCTGCGTCTGAGGCTCAATGCCCATGCACCGTAGTGGCAGCATCCGCTTTCGGCCCCAAAATCAGAACGGGGCTGGTCCGTTGTCCACGGCACCTTCGCCTTCATGCTTGACCTTGACCTCGCCTGCACTGATCTGTGAGGCAAAGGACTTGGCGGCCTGATACTGATTCATATCCTGAATCGGGCCGATCTTCTCGATCTCCCATCCATACCACTTGCCCTTGTCGTTCGACTCGGCCTGGGTGGTCAGGCGATACAGGTGGCTGTACATCGGAGGAGTGTACGGGCCGTTCTTGCCCATGAGCTTAGTGCTCATCATCATGCTGTTCCACTTGCGCGACTTTTTCAGTTGCGTGGACTTCATGACGATCAAAGCAGGCTCAGGGATGCCCGCATCGTTGACGATCATCACATAATGATTGGCCGTGTTCTCGATGTAGTTGCCGTTGTCCAGATAGTCCTTGTTGTCCCCCGGCTCCCGGTGGGTGCGGGTGAGGATGTCGGATGTTGCCGGATAGATTGCAATCGGTGCGCCACTGCCCGAACCGCGAGGGGCCCACTCAATGTACTGACGCACATAGGCCACCGGGATGACGGTGATGCCTTTCTTGCCATCGTAGATTTGTCCAGTGACGCTGTTCATCACGCAACCGGGCATCGCACCTTCAACCTCGCCCACTTCAGGGCTGGTGCTGGTGAGCAGCTTGAGGAACGGGAGAGCAAAGTCCTCCTGCCCCATGCCGTCAAAGCCGCTGTTCGCGTCCTGCTCAAAGTCACCGCCCAAAGCGACGGCATATTCTTTTTTCTCGACTACTTCATTCTTGGCCATGATTAATTTCCTTGTTTCACGCTGATTTGATGGTCGCTCTTTGGCCAACGTAAACACCAAAGAGTTCTGTGGGGAACTCGCTTCCGCGTTCCACCTGCTCGCGAACCCAGGCCTTGAGGGTCTGGGGTTCGATCTTCTGCGCTTGCTCCACAGGGTAGTTTTGCTCGCGCAGTTGATTCAGGAGTGCCTCGCACAGCTTGTCCTCATTGCGGCCAAACCGTACTGACACAGTGTTCTTGATGATGTCGTCGTACCCATGCTCACGCAGCCACTCGTAGGCCTGCGCCCGCTTCTCTTCGGGGATGCTGGCGCTGTAGAACGGCTTGACAACAATCTCGCTGCCATCGGTCATGGTGAACTTGGACATGCCCAGTTCTTGCAGCATCGCAGGGATTGCCTCTTCCATCATCTTGCGCTGCTGTTCCTTGCGCTCCTTGAGCACTGACTCCATGTCAAGGATTTCTTTCTCAAGCTCCTTGGCCCGCTTGGCCAAAGCACCGACAGAGGACAGGTCCTCGTTCTTGATGGTCAGGGCGTCTGCGTCCTGCTCAAACACGCTGTTGATATCACTCATCTCTTTCTCCATTCTCGGTAACATCGATCTTGACGGGGATGTACAGCTTCTCACGCCGGTCCCACTTCAAGGCTGTGTATCGGCCAGAGTTATAGAAAGCAGCTATCGAGCAGGCCAAGCCGATAGCCACAGGGTCGCCTGTCAGTAACAGGGCATCCCCTTCCTTGTAGTCCCGCAGCTTGCGCCTCAAGGTGCGAACAGTCGGGACGGTGCTGAAAGCAATTTGCGTGTTCGAGGGCAGCAAAACCTTGATCTCCCCGAAGCGCATGGCGGCGGAAATATCGTGGTTGGGCATCTCTTGCACAACGTATACGGTAGGCATGTTTACATTCTCCTTTCTCAAACCGTGCGCCCAGTGTACACTACTTCCCGGGCATGTCAAGCCCCGCAACCACAGAAAGGAAGAAAGCAGTGGACTACTTCTTGGAAAAGTACCCGTTTAAGAACAAGCCGTACCTTCATCAGGCCGCGTACCTGCAACGATTCTGGGAAGACCCAGCGGTTGCTCTGTTCGCAGACATGGGCACTGGCAAGAGCTTCATGCTCATCAACAACGCCGCCATGCTCTACGACAAGGGCAAGATCAACGCCATGCTGGTCGTGGCCCCGAAGGGCGTCTATCGTAACTGGTACACGGGGCAAATACCAGAGCATATGCCTGCGCATATACCCTACACCATGGCATGCTGGTCGCCTACGCCGAAGAAGGCCGAGCGGGCGGAGATGGACAAGATGCTCAACGCCACCGACACGCTGCGAGTCCTGGTCATGAACGTCGAAGCATTCAGCACGGAGAAGGGCGCGGCATTTGCCCGCACCTTCCTGCGGGTGACCACCGCTTACATGGCCATCGACGAGAGCACTACCATCAAGACGCCGCAGTCCAAGCGCAGCAAGAACATCGTCAAGATTGGCCGTGATGCGCGGTACAGGAGGATTGCAACGGGCTCCCCGGTGACCAAGAGCCCGCTGGACCTCTTCAGCCAGTGCTATTTCCTCTCCCCCGACTACCTGGGCTACGACAGCTTCTACGCCTTCCAGGCCCGGTACGCCATGATGATTGAGCGCAAGCTGGCCACCCACACCTTCCGCCAGATTGTGGGCTACCGGCACTTGGATGAGTTGCACCAGAAGCTGGGCACCTTCAGCTTCCGGGTGACCAAGGACGAGTGCCTGGACCTGCCCGACAAGGTATTCACGCGGCGCGAGATTGAATTGACCGATGAGCAGCGCAAGGCCTACGACCAGATGAAGCTGATGGCGCTCACGTTGATCGACGGCAACCTCATGTCGACCAACAATGCCTTGACTCAGATCATGCGGCTGCACCAGATCGTCTGCGGGCACGTAAAGTTCGACGATGGCCGGCAGGAGGATTTGCCCAACAACCGGGTCAAGGAACTGCTGGCAACCGTCGAGGAGTGCAACGGCAAGATCATCATCTGGGCCAACTACCGCCGGGACATCGAGAACATCAAAAATGCTCTGGCCGAGGAGTACGGCATGACCACCGTGGCGACCTACTACGGCGATACGGAGGCAGAGGATCGGCAGGACATCGTCAACCGCTTTCAAGACCCGGAAAGTGGCTTGCGCTTTTTTGTCGGCAACCCCCGCACGGGCGGCTACGGCTTGACGCTAACAGCGGCGCACACCGTCATCTACTACAGCAACAACTTCGACCTGGAGGTGCGGCTGCAGAGTGAGGACCGGGCCCACCGGATTGGCCAGACCAACAAGGTGACCTACATCGACTTCATCAGCCCGGGCACAGTAGACGAGCACATCGTCAAGGCCCTGCGCAGCAAGATCAACATCGCCTCGCAAGTGCTGGGCGAAGAACTCAAGGAGTGGATTAAATGATGCTGGTGCCCGTCCGCCGCAAGTACGTCTACAAGCGCCTCGAGCGCCTCGACAGGTCCTCGGGCCGCGTTTATCGCATCGATGGCGATGACATCCCGATGCCTAGCGTCACGACCATCCTCAATGAGACCAAGGACCGCAGCAGTCTTAAAGCTTGGGAAGAGCAAGTGGGCAAGGAAGCGGCCGAGCGCATCAGGAACGAGGCAGCCACCATCGGCACCCACATGCACGGCGTCATCGAGCGATTGCTGCTGGAGCGGCCGCTGGACATCCCCAGAACATGGCAGCAGGTCAGGGGCTACTGGATGGGCTACAGGCTCATCGAGCACTTCTTCCCGCATGTCAACGAGGTGTGGGGCGCGGAAGTGTCGCTGTACGTGCCAAGCACATACGCCGGCACTTCCGACTGCGTGGGCGTCTACAAGGACAAGCCCAGCATCATAGACTTCAAGCAGACCAACAAGCCCAAGAAGCGCGAGTGGATTGAGGACTACTTCCTACAGCTTGCCGCGTATGCGGTTGCGCACGACAAGGTGCATGGAACGAAGATCGACCAGGGCGTGGTGATGATGATGAGTCAGGCCGGAGAGCCGCAGGAGTTTGTCACCGCCGGCCGCGAGTTCGACGAGTACAAGGACAAGTGGTGGCGGCGCGTGGAGCAGTACCAAAAAAGAGGCCGGGAGGTCCAGCCTCCCGGCCAAAGTGCCATCTAGGGGTGGAGACGCCCCGAGGAAGGAAAGATGGCAACTGCAATCGGTGGAAAGAGTTTACTTCTTTCCAAGCTTTTCGCGTTCTTCCAGCAGCCTGACTTTGACCTGAAGCTCGTTGATGTGCTGCATCAACTGCTCTTTTTGGATAGCTCGACGTTCGGCGGAAATAGGACTATCCGTTGGGACGCCCTCTTTGGTAATCAAAGCAGGCATCGCGCCTTCAATCTTGGTCAGGCGATTGGAAAAGTCAGCCACCTGCCCCAGCAGCCAAGCCAAAGCGGCCACCACAATTGGAATGACGGCCTTGAGTACGTCTGACCAAGCCATTACTTCTTCCTCGCCGCCCGCATGTTGTCCACCAGATTGGGGTAGGGCCGGCCGGCCTTTTTGGCCATGGTCTTTGCCGCGCTCTTCTTGGCAGGGCTTAGCTTCTTGGGCTTGCCGATGTCCGTGGGCCGTGGTTTGTCCCACACGGGCTTTTTCATCATGATCTGCTCCTTGGTGAAGTTACATCCGGAAACTGCCCGCGCCGCCGGCTGCGCCGCCGCCCAGGCTGGCTATGCCGCCAGAGGTAGCAGGGTTTGCTTGCTGGCCCATCGTAGACTGCTGCTGGTTCATCGGCGTGACTTGCTGCGGACGAGCCTGCTGATTCATTTGGCCAAATGCCGGCGGTTGGCCCATTGGAGATGGCGTTCCGAGCTGACCGAACCCAAGTTGAGACAGGGTCTGAGAAAACGGAACACTCTGCGTCGGAGCGCGAGTCATGTCAGCCGTGGTCGTTGTGTTGTATGGGCCGATCATTCCTGATTGGTATGGGCTGGTCATCCCTGGTGGGATCATTCCGGGCTGGCCCATCGAACCCAACGGCATCGAACCCAACGGTTGACCCATCATTCCCGGTTGGCCCAACGGCATCGAACCCACCGGCATCTGCGTTGCCATTCTGTCCAGTTGGCCCACCATTGGGGTAAATTGGCTTTGGAACGCTTGGTCTTGCGCTAACATATTTTTGTATGCATCGCTGCTTTCGAAAGCGTTTCTCAATTGGGCCAGCTGTTGCAGTTGGTCTTGGGTGGGCATTTGGCCAGGGGTGAGGCCGCTCTTCATCGACTCAACGTATTGTTGCATCGCCAGGAACTCTGGCGAAGCCTGCACTGCGTTGTTAGCGTCAAAAAGCGATTGCGGGGGCCTCACTGCTGGAAAAGATTGACTAATCGGCGCGGTTGGCATTGCCGGGCGCGCACCGCCAGTCGTCGCACCGCGAGTGCTCATGAAATCGTCCACAGTCATCGACGCGGGCATGAGGGGTTTGATAGCGGGAAAAGTTTGATTAATCGGCGCTGTCAACGGAGCAGGCCGTGGCCCACCAGTCGTCGCACCGCGAGGGCCCGTGAAGTAATCTGCGGGCACAAGTGGCCTTGGTTGCATGGGCGGCTGACCGAACGGGCCCCCCATGCCCCGCCCAGGGCCTCTGTCCATACCCGGCCGCCCAGGACCTCTGTCCATACCCGGTTGCTGGCCAAGATTATCAAATGGTTTCATGGTGGTCACCTTTGTTAAATATAAAAGTCACTTCAGCTTGCGCAGCTTATAAAGAGTGCTCAAGAAGGTTTCGATAGCCCCATCGATGAGATTCTGGATCGGGCTGTCCTTCTTGTCCACCGCATCGTAGCGAAGCTTCTCGATGTCATCGAGCATGTCCTCTAAGGCCTTGATGCAGTCCGGCTCGTCAGGCATCTTGAGGTACGGGATGTGGATGATCACATCGTATCTGCCTTGGTATGCCTCGGTGATCGTATCGGCATGGCCAATGATGGCTTCGTAGAACTCGCCCAGGGCGGAGTGCTTGGCAAAGCTGCCAGGGCCAGTCACGCTCAAATGCGCTCGATGGGCATACTCCCGTGCCAGGAACATAGTTCCAACCAAACGGCCAATCATTTCCATAAGCTACTCCATCACTGTTGCGGTTGTGCGGGCTGCATTGCGGCTTGGCGCTGCATCAAAAGTCCGCTTATCGGGTCGTTGGGGAACATCGCCGGATACATCAAAGGCACCTGCGTGGACGCAGGTGCAGCAGGCTTTGTCGTAGGCAGGCGCAGGTTGGGCTCGTAGCCGCGAGTTGGCGGAGCAGGCGGCAGATTGCGCAGCATCTGGCTTGCAGAAGTGCGGGGCACTACCGGCTGGCCTTCCATACCCTGCACGGGGGTGGTCCGCCCTTCGCGCTCAATGTCAGTAATCTCTCGGGGGATGGCCCGAGTAGCGGCTGCAACTGCAGGCTTGCCAAAAATCATCTCTTTGCTGATACCGATGTCCTGCAACTGCTTGAGGACCTTCTCACCGTCTTTGGGCGTGGCGATGTTGGTGATGCCCCGAGCAAACTCAGGGCTCTCCAGGGCCTTGGTAAAGATGCGCTTGTAAAGCTCGTTCTCCAAGCTGCCGGTCATACGAACCATCAATGCCAGAGCGCCGGTCTCAGGAGCAATCCTGCCTACCATCGCTTCACGCATGGTGGTCGTCAGGAACTGAATACCTGTTCCGAACGTGCGGCGCAGAGCCTGATCCAACGATTCAAACGCTGGAATCTGCCCAGTTACGCTGGCAAATGCATTGACGCGCCGCTGCAGATCGGCGAGCTTCTTGAGATCATCAAGGTGGCCAGTGCCGCCAAAGAGAACCCGCAAAGACTTCTCGTTGGTATCCAAGAACGATTTAAGCCCGCCGCCGCCCTGCGCCCCCTGTGCTGCAAGCTCGTAGACGGAGCGACGAAGCGAGGCAATCTTCTCAGGGTCGGTGCCCATCGTGTCAACCAGCTTCTTCATGATCGCCGGGTCACGAATGGCGTCCACAAGAACCTGCTTGGGATCAGCCTCGGGCCGTGATGCGCGGGCAAAGACCCGATCAAGCTCGTTATCCTGCGCGGCAACCATGCGGCGGTCAATTTCACCCAACCGGGCAACGTAGTCGTTGGCCAGATTGAGTTCATCCTTCAGCCGTGCCTGGATGGGCTGCGGCAACGCCTCGACAATGTTGCGGTTCTTGTCGAGCACACTGCGCATGAGCTTGGGATCGATCAAGCCTTCTTTGTTGACCACGCCCTTGCTGCGCAACCAATCAATCGTGCCATTCATCATCAGGCGCTGGGCCTGCTCATCGCTGCCGAGGATGGTGGTCACACTTCTCAGGTTGTCTGCGTTCTTAAACGCATTCCTCATTAGGTCTTCGTTTGGCAGCAAATACTCCATGCCGCCGCGCTTGGCCTGCGTCATCAGCAGAGGCAGCGTCTTGTCGTACGTGCTCTTGTAGTCATCAACCATGACCTTCAAGGCTTGGTATTCGCTCTTGAGCCGTGGTGCGCGGTCCAGGACCAGTGCCTCAACGTCCTTGAACACAGCGTTGCCTGTGTCAAGGATTCGCTGCGCATCAGTCTGACGTACACGGCCCTTCATCATGGCCGCGTTGTAGTCGTTGAGCGCATCGTTGCGGAATCGCTGGGCCGCTGTCAAGTAGTCCAGGGCCTCTGGAATGTTGATGTCGATCTTCGTGCTGTCAGCAGCGATCCGAGCAGCGTCCTGGCGAATCTGCTCAGGGTTGATGATGATCTTGCGACCAGGGATAACTGTGGGAATGGCGACGTTGCCCTGAGCATCCGGAGTAGCAAGTTCCGTGAGCCCTGGAGTGCGGCGGCCGCCTTTGGGCTTATCCCCACGGACAAGAGATTGCACAGAAGAACGGATCGCCTTCATGATCTCGGGATCATCAAAAGCTTTGCCCATGCCGGCAATCTGGCTGTCAATGGCCTCGTTGGTAAGGTCATTGAGCATCCGAGCCTCGAGCCTTTCGCGGTTGCGAAGCTGGCCCTGTACAAAGCTGTCGAGCAGTCGGATAGGCTCAGGCACTGCCTGACGCATGGATGGGCGCTCGATCTTGTACTTGCTGATCAGCGACAGCACCTGCTCTTCCATGTCCCTGGCATCGAAGAGCGACTTGCCTTGATCACGGGTAGGCATAGGCGTTCCGTCCGGGGCCGTGGCTTGCTTGAGGCCAATTCGGGACAGGACGCTCTGCCGCATCCGGTTGTCGGCTTCCATAGAGGCCTGAATGACGCCGCGTAGCTCGTTGTTGAGCATGTTGATATTCTGCGGGCCCAGGCGCTCGGAGATTGCCAGGATTTCAGCGTCCGTCAGGTCTTTCTTTTGGCGCACCAGATTTTCAAAGAAAGCCTGCCGGTCAGCCTGCGCGGCCTTGAAGGCATCCATTACCGGGGTACGTGCCTCGGGGGACAGGTTGCCAAACAGGCGATCCAGCGCAGCTTGGTTTTGGCTGATGCGGGCCTTGACGCCCTCGAGGTCCTTCGGGCCCAGTTGCTGCAGCAGCCGAAGCTTTTCCTGCACCAGCGGCGTGTACATGGTGGTTTCGGCCGCATCAAAAACAAACCCCGCCTCTGCAAAGCGCGGATCGTCCATCGCTGCACGAAGCGCAGCAAGCGCCTCTTGTGCTTCCTTGCTCTCTGCAATAGGCCCAAACACCTGCTCAAGCTTGCGCTCGGCGTTTTGCATCAGCTTCTTAGGCACGATGCGGACAATCGGAGCCTGCCAGAACTTCGGGGCGCTCTCCAGAACTTCTCGCTCAACATCCGTGAGCCGTGATCCGGGGCCGGTGAGTTGCTCTCTTGCAAACCCGACCGCCTTGCCAGTGGGCGTCATCTGCGCTAGTTTCCCAGCGGCAGAAAAACCGCCGGACAGGGCAAGCGGTAGTCCTACAAACGCAGCAGCGGGCAGCAGTTCCTTGAGCAGGGCCTTGGAGGGCTGGTCGTCGGAGACGTTTTCTTCCACTGCCTGACGCATGGTCTCGTAGCCCGCGCCAAACGCCATGTCCAGGGCAAGCGCCTTCTTCGGGCTCTTTGCAATCATGTCCATCGCATCCTTGGCCACGGCCCGCAGGACGGTGGGGGCGGGAGTAGCAACAGCCAGTGGGGTGCGCATGGCCGCAGCCGCACCAAGAACACCCGTAAACGGCAAACCTGCTCCCGCGCCTTCGCCGACGGCCCGGGAGTATCGCTCCAAAGAATTACGGGGCGATACCTCGCCCCGGTTGAAGAACTTTGCAAACTGGAAGACTTGCTTGTCGTCCAACCCCAGGCCCCTGCCGATGACTCGCTGCGCGGCATCAGGCAGTGCAAACAGGGCCGTGTTGAAGCCCCAGGAGGCTTGGTTGATCAGGCCCTTGACCTTGTCCGCGCCCTCCGTTACCTGCTCCGGGGCCCCTGCTTTGCGGGGCTCGGTTGCAACAGGAGCGCCTTCTGCACGGCCGACAATATCGCCCGTGTCGGCATCAACTACTTGGCCCTGGGTGTTGATGAAGGTTGGCATTACTGCATCAATCCTATAAGCTGGGTTGGCGTTGCGCTCTGAATGGCTCCGTTGGGCATCCGCAGATAGACCGTGGCCCGTGGGTCTTGAATCCTGCCAATCGTGCCGCCAAGGAAGGTGTACATGCGCTTCCTTGCATCCGCATCGGAGGGGATCACAAACGGATCAGACTGTGTGCCCGTGTTGGGCGTGGACATGACAAAGTCGTTCTTTTCATAGCCCAACTGCGTGAGCACCTGCTGTCGGGCATTTCGGAGCATGGCTTCCATGCTGTTGAATTGCTTGGCAGCAAGCTCTTTGTCCGCAAAGAATCTAGTGGGGTCGCTAATACCCTTGGCCGTCTCACGCGCCCACTCCTGCTCTTGCACCGCAACCCGTCCGCCATCATTGGCAGAAGCGATGTTTTTCAAGATGGAGTTCATGCCGGTGCTGATACGAGTTGAGGCATCAGTCAGGTCAAGGTTTGGCCGCAAAGTTGCAGAGGGAAGAACAGGGACCAGCAGGTTGTTGACCTTGTCCGAGAACCACGCACCGGGGCCGTAGGCCTGCGTGTAGACGCCCTTGAGGCTGTCCAGTGTTGCCAAACTGTTGTCCAGTGAGCGCAGCGTTGAGGTGAGCTTAATGCGCTCGCCTTTGTCTGTTTCCACCGAAGTGGGGGCCTCGCCGCGATTGGTGACGAATGGATTGTCAGTCGGCCGCAGCGTAAAACGGCTTGCGACCGCCGTTTTGACGGTTGGGTTGCTGGGGTCAACAGAAAAACCAATGAAGCTACCGCTCTTGTCCTTGGAAACCAAAAGGCCCGCCCCACCGTCTTCGGTAATCACGCCGCCTTTCTTAGCCTGCTCCCTGAGTAGTTCGTAGTCGCCCCTGAGCATGATCTCTTTAAGGCGTTGGGCAAACTTGTCCTGCTCCTGGACATCGCTGACTGCTTGAGACAGCGCGGCGGTGTCGACCTTAATTTGACGATCCTTGGCCTGAGCAAGAAGCGCCATGAAGCCTTGCGGCAAGCCCTGAGAAGCCTGAGCAAGCAGAGATATCGGGGTTGTGCCTGACTTGGCCGGCAGCGATGCGTACTTGAACCCGGCATCGGCCAGCATCAGCATGGCGTTGACATACATGTCATCCTTGGTGTCGCCAAGAAGTTCTTTGTACAGAGGCGCATACTCTTTCTGCGCCTCGCGGATTCTTTCTATCCGGCTCTTCTCGGCTCCAACTTTTGGCGCGGCCACGTTGGGCTTGACTTCTGCTGTTCCTGCAGCGGCAGCCGGGGCAGGCGCAGCGGCGGCGGCCGAGTCGCCGCCTTCGATGACCTGACGAATAAAGTCTGCGTTGTCCGTGGGCGCTGCTGGCGCACCTTCGGCACCCCTAGTAGCGGGAACTTGTACGGGCGGAACTGCCTTGGCCTGTAGGCCCGCGACAAACTGAGCCAACTGTTCGTTGCTCACGTTCGACAGGGAGGGCATTGGGATGCTTCTGTCGGTGACTTTGTAGTAGGCGTCTTCGTAATCCTTCAAAAGCTTCTGCCGTACCGGGTCTTCGCCAGGAGCAGTTGCACCTCGGTATGCCCCCACCGCACCCAGTGTGCCCACAGCCCCTAAAACGGCGGGAGCGCCGGGTGTAGCTGCCCCAGTAAGGCGGCTTAGCGGGCCCATGACCTGCGGCCCAACAAGGTTGGACATGTGTTGAGTAAAGGTCGGGTACGTCAAGAACTGCTCAGCGGTGTACCGGCCACCAGGGCCACGCACGTTCTCAAGAATCGGCCGGAAAGTCTGTGGGAAGCCCTGCGACATGAGACGACCAGCGGCGGCATTGGCCGCCGACATCTTGTCCGCACCAAACTGAGCGAAACGTGTGAGCGGAGTGATAAACGCGCCCCCCGCCGCTTGGATCGGAGGCAGGCCATCGGGAGTGGGCGGAGCCTGCTCAGCCCCGCCCTGGGAAAAAGGGGGAGCACCCGCCATGCCTTCAGGCATGGGAATTCCTGCTCCTTGGTCCGTGGGCATCGCACCCATACCCGGCATCATGCCCTGCGGAGCCATCGCCTGTGCCTGGGGAAGACCACCAATACCACCTTGCTGCGCAAACTGGGGCTGCAGCATAGCCAGCACTTCCGGAGGCGTCTCCATGGCCGCCTCTTCGCCAACCATCTGAGCAAGCTCCATGTACCGAGCGTCCACCGAGCGCATGTCACCGCGCAGGTTGTTCATCAAGATTTCTGGATTTTGCGGGGTGCGGGCCATTTGAGGCATTTCCTCAGACGGCTCCTCCGGCTCTTCCATTTCATCCATGTCTTCTAGTTCGTCCTCAAACCCAGACAGAATGCCGGAGTTGCGAGCCTCCTTAGACAGGGGCATCGCAAACATCGCCCGCTTCAGTACTTCTTCTTTCATGACGCTTCCTTAGAAGAACTTGCTTGCGGCATTGGCTGCCGCTGCGGTGCCCAAGATGCCAGTGCCTACGCCAGCGATTTGCTGGAACGGGCTTGGTGCAGGCTGCTGTTGCTGAGTAACTGCCATCTGTGTAGACGGCGCACCCTTGTAGATATCCGATTGGAAGGCAATCTGCTGCATTGGGGCCATGGCCTCTTGCATCTTTGTAGCCCGCAGTGCATCGGCCTCGGCTTGGGTTTGCCGCTGCTGCTGTGCGCCAAGGTTGTAGAGGAAGTTGACATCCTGCTGGCCCAATTGCTGTGCAGTCTGTCCCAGAGCGGCCTGTTGAATGCCCAGATTTGCCGATTGGGTGCCCAGTGCGCCCAGGCCCTGGGCCATAGATTGCCCCAAGCCAAATTGCTGAGCAGCAAGATTGCCAATCCCTTGGCCAATGTTTGAAAGGCCCTGGCCCTGGGCCATTTGCCTTTGCTGCTGCTGCTCAAAAGCCTGCTGCGCCTGTTGTTGCGCGGCACCATACCCTTGTTGCAGTGCGCCAAGAATAGCTTGGTTGCGGGTCTGGGCCAGATTACGCTCCAGTTCCGCCCGCTGAATGCCCTCGCGGCTGCCACCAAAAGCGCCCGACCGAACCGCCTGCGCCTGCAGGTTTTGCCGAGCAATATCGCCCTGCCGGTTGATTTCTTGCAAAGATTGCTGAATGACCGCCTGGGTATACGGATTCATGAAAGCTTGGGCAGCGTAGGGATCGTAACCCTGCGCCGCCCCAAGCAAAGAGCCCACCCCAAGATTTGTTGCCGCTTGCGCTGCCGAAAACTGATTTCGGGTATCGGCTCCCCGCAGCACATCGGCCGCTTCTCCAATAGTTGCAGCGCCTGTCTGCAACTTTTGTGTGCCCTGCTGTAGGTAGGGCAGGTACGATCCAATGCCTGATGCCCCGATTTCCAATGCTCTTTTCTGGGCATCCGACATCCCCGCTACTTGATAAGCGGGTAATGTAGGAGAAGGCAGCGCCTGGGCTGCCTTCATGAGGCCTAGCTTATACGCCTCAATCTCTGGCGCTTCGCGGACTATCTGTTCAGTGACTTCAGCCATGGCTTATCCCCGTGAAGCATTACGCTCGAGTTGATGCATAAGGGCGTACATTTTCTTCGCCCCGGCTCTGCGGTTCCCCTTGCCCGCGCCGCGAACAGCCTTCGCGGTCATGACAAACTCGCCGTCAGAGAGCATCGCAGGGATGGAATCCGAAGTCTCGGTTCCAGGGCCGCTGATCTGTCCAGTGCGACGAGGATACCCTCCTTGAGCCAAAGAGGCAATACCACCGTAGGCTCGGCGGAGGGGGTTGTAATAGTCGAAAAACAGATTTCCGTACAGATTAGCGGTGTTGTATGGCTGATAAACCGGACGGCCGCTGCCAAGGGCTTGCGGAGAAGGCCCATACAGGGTTCCGGCGGGCATAATTCCCGGCGTTTCCAACCGAATATCCTCCACGGTACTTCTGCCGCCATACGGAGTAGAGCCAACAATTTGGCCGCGCTCATCGTATTGAAGCCCGGGCAGGCCCTGTGGAATATATTGACTGGGGTTGGCCCTGATTAAGTCCTCTCCCGGAGTGCCACCAAGCCGGTTGGCTAATTCGGATGGGGGAGGCTGTTTTGGCGTAAAGCCGCCCGTCATCCCCATAATGCCCAAGCCCGCTGCAAGCCCAGGCCCGTAGCTTCTGATGATGCCGGGGTTGTAGGCCTTGCCTGCCTCGGCCAGTGCCGTTGCATCCGTAGCCCCTTTGGCAATTGCAGAGGTGTATTCGGGCGTTTCGCGAAGCTGGGCTGGCGTAGCGCCCCCCGGCATAAATAGGTCTTTTGACCCGGCCGCAAGTTCCCCAAAGCCTTGTTTGACATTGCCTTGCAGTATGTTAGAAATGCCCCCGCCCATCCGACCAAGAGAATCCATGACGCCGGGTACTGGGCGAGGGGCACCAGGAGTCGCTGCCTGGGCAGCGCCAGGGGCAGCACCGGGAGCAGCACCGGGAGCAGCGCCAGGGCCTCCACTCTGGGCAATATCGCCGTAAATTTGGTTTAGGGCGGTTTGAGAGGCACCAGGAGCAGCGACTGCCGCTGGGGCCACGGGCGCGGGTGCCCCCGCGCCGGGAATGTACCGGCCCGTAATCCTGTCGCCATACGTCTCCTGCAGCCGTGCGACGCGACTAAAATCCCCCTCCTGCGCCGCTTGATACGCCAAGACTTGAGGATAGTTAGCTATTCCTTCCGGCCTATCAGGTATAAACAGGTTCGCCGGGGGAGTGCCTCCAAAATCGAGTGACTCCACTGGAGACATGAGACCTGTAGGCGAGGTTCCTGGTGCTTGCCCTGCCATAGAACCGCCCAAAGGCATTGGAAGGGTCATGGGCTTGGGAACCTGCGCCCCGAACCCCTGTTGGAAGCCCGTTATGCCTCCAGAGATTGCTCCGGAAATCAAGCCGCTCTTGACAGCATCGGACAGTTTTTGGCCCGACAACAGGCCTACGCCAGTGCTGACAAGTCCTGCGTTGATCGCCGAAGCCGCCGCCGCGTTTGTAACGCCCATGGCACCTGCGCCAATGGTGCTGCCCACATAGTTGGCCACCGGGCCGCCAGGAGCCCCAAGGTATCCCACAGCGGCACTGCGCAAAATGTCCTTGAGGTTGCCGCCGCCAAGCGCACTAATTGTGGCGGAGGAAAACGCCGCAGTACCAGCCGTCCCTAAGCTGGCACCAAATGCAGTGGGCCCAATGAACGCGGCCAACGCGATAGTTCCCAGGATTCGGCCAATTGGAGACTTGACGACCTTCTTGACTGCGTTGACAACGCCTTTGATAACGTTACCAATCGCTTTAAAAACGCTCTTTAAAAAGAACTCAGGCAAGCCGGTTTCGGGGTTGATGGTCCCCGAGCCGCCCTTGGCTTTGAGCATCCGGGCTTCTTGCGGCGTGATGTGTGCCAGCATGGTGTCGCCGTTGCGGCCTTTGGAGGCAACCATGCGAGCCGCTTCAGCGATTCCTCCGCGAGCCATCTGGGCCGGGGGCATCGGCATTTCAGCCACGGCCTCCCGCTGATTGCCCATTTGCCGCTGCCGACGGGCTTCCACAAAAACCATCAGGATGGCAGAAAGAATCTCGGGGTCGTATTTCTCCGGCAGCATTCCCGGATCAATGACCTCGTCGTCAATCAGCTCTTTGACATTTTTTTCGTACTCTTCGGGTTTGTTGAGCATCTCCTGGAACGCTTGAATGAGCAACTCTAGCTGCTCATCGTCCAGTTGATCAAGCATCGGCATGATGCTGCTGAGGGCTCCCTGAACATCTCCAGCAACCTGTGAAGACACCTCTTCAAGGCCCCCACGGACGGCATCGTAAGCGTCATCTATGGAAATTTGGGGAGCGGTGGCGGTTTCGCCTCCCTGCGGTAGAGACATGATGCCTTCGTTTTCAGCGGCCATTTTGGTTCCTTTGCTGGGCAGGAAAGGGGTTGTTTGAGTCTATCATGGGGGATTTGTTTGATCAATTACTGTGTCAGGTGCCGTTTGTCAGGTCCCAGAACGTCAGAGAGCCAACTGCGTCACCTGTGGTTGCGCCCGACACGGTGCGAATGGCAATGGTGTAGATGTCACTAACCCCCGCCAAGGACTCACCAAGCTGCAAGTCCCAGTTGTACCCAGACGGATCAACAAGAGGATTTGCGCCGCCACTGCCGCTGGATGTTACATAGTCGGTCTGAACAATCCTGCTGGCCGCA